CTATCTTTTACTAATTGTGATGAATTATAACTAACCATCATATCAAGTGAACTATTATCGCAATCAATAGCAAACTGATCGTGATCAAATCCTTTGTGCATTGATCCTTTGTTCCCGTAGAGATTATCCTTAATGTCATAAGGGGGATCAAGATATACAAAAGCACCTTCTCCACTCCAGAAATCAATCACTTCCTTATATGAATAGTTAGTAATAGTCCAATTTTTAATTAGAGTAGAATACTCTAACAATTTTTCGATACCCCGCATAGAAAAATTATTTTCTGATGCTTGTGGGGAGAATGATGAGCTTTCTGTAAGCCCAGAAAAAGAACACTTATTAACAATATAGAAACTAATTGCACGCTGGAGATCATCAGTTTTCTTGTGATTTGAACTAAGATACTCTTTGCTTTCCAAAAAGAGAACTTTGGCTCGATCTGGATCATTGTGCCTTTGTTTGAGATTTGTGAGATATTTCTTAATTTCATCACCGTTATCTCTTAGTTGTTTCCAAAAATTGATAAGAGGTTCATAAAGATCATTAACCCAAATGTTGATGTTTGGATACTGTTGGGTTACATAAAGTGCGACAGATCCTCCACCAAGAAAAGGTTCACGATACTCTTGATAGGTAGAAAGATCTGGAAAAAATTGACTAATTTTACTTGTCGCCCTCGATTTCCCGCCAGGATAACGAAGAGGTGTCTTTAGACTTGCCATAATCAGGTTGATGATACTTTAAAAATTCACGAAAAGTCATTTTCATTTCTTTCTGCGTCATCCCACAATGGGCAGCAGCAGTAGGAAGATTCATTTTAGCACGAAATAATGCTTCATTTGCTTCCGCTACATTCTCAGGTGTTGTCTTTTTTTGGTCCATAATGTAAAAAGAAATTTGTAGAGAAACTAATCCGTTCTACATCAGAAGTAAATGGATAAACATAATGAATTAACCATGCAGGAAACAAATAAATGTCTCCTTCTTCTGGAGCAACAGGTCCAAAAGAATGATTATTATGTGGAGCCCATTGTCCATATTGCCATTCAATTTTACCTCCTGTCGGATTTCTTCCCCTTTGAGTTGGATGTTTCCATTCATCTTTCAACTCTTCAGGAACTTGTGCGTAAATAACACAAGAAAAATCACCTGCATGAATGTGCGGTGGATTCCATTCTCCTTTACGTTGAACATTAACCCACGGACGATCAAGTTCAATATTGTCTATTTCATGATCTTCTGGTGGTTGATAATTACCAACCTTACCCATTTGAATGAGATAATCCCCAAGATGTTCCTGCAATTCATTGACATTATCAATAGTCATATGAAAAGCAACTTCTCGATCAATGTTTCCAGCAAGAAGATGATTATTTTCAATATCGGAATTTTTTGCTGCGTCAAGAATAGTTTGACGTAAGTTTTCTGAAATTTTGTTTTTGTAAATTACTGGTCCAAAAGGACGAATAATATATCCAGGTTCAATAGTCATTTGAATTCACAGTTACACATAATTTCTGTTAGTGCTGCCAGAAGATTGATTTCTTGATCAGCAACAAATGCAGTCTGATATTGATACTTAGCAATGATCAAAACTGCTTCAGGAATAGAATTTGGTTTGAGTGTATCATAGATACAATCATAAATGTTGCGAAGGATAGTATTAGGATCGTTATCTAAATTCTGCACAATCCACTTACGAACATTGGGAAATTCTTTTTTGGAAAGATACCCAACAAGTTCTTTGGTATTGACATTAGATAGAAGACCAAGAATACCAGTATCAATTGATCCGCCAGCAGAATAACGTTGACATTCGTTTAGAATGCGACGCCAATCTGGAAAGTGTTGATTGATTATTTCAACAAGAACTTTCGGATCATGTTTGACATTCTCTGTCTCAAGAATAGTCCCGAGACGCTTGAAGAATGCTGCTGCGATTGCTGGTTTTTGTTTTCCTGTGATTGTGAAATCAACGACTGCACATCTTGAGTGCAATGGTTCGATGATTTTGTTCTTGTAGTTGCAGGTGAAGATGAAGCGGCAGTTGTTATAAAATGCCTCAATATTTGCCCGTAAGAGGAGTTGTACGTCGTGGGTTGTGTTATCAGCCTCATCAATAATGATGACTTTGTGTTTCGCGTCCATTGCTGAAAGCGATACGGTCGAAGCAAAGTTCTTTGCTTGATTTCTAACCGTGTCCAAAAATCGTCCTTCATCTGATCCATTTATTACATAACAGTCTGCTTTTAGTTCGTGACATAATGCTTTTGCCACGGTAGTTTTACCAATACCAGGAGGACCTGCAAGAAGAAGATTTGGAATTTCTCCTTTACTTACAAAGTCCTTCAAGGTAGATTTGATTGCATCTGGAAGAATACAATCATCAATTTTCTTGGGTCTATATTTTTCTACCCAAAGAAAGTCATCACGATCCATAAGTTGAATCTGGTTCAAGTGCAATAAAGTAAGTAAGATTATAACGTTCGCTATAGAACCTGGCAAGTTTCTTTTGGGAAATTACCACTTCGTAACTGCCACGAATAAGTTTGATATTTTCAATTTTGAAGTTGAAAGAAAACTCTGCATCAGTTTCTCCAACAACAATCGAATATTCATTAGATGTATCGTTTTTACGATCACTGACAACGAGTTTAATTACTCCAGCTTCACCAACTGCAGAAAGATCAGGAAGTCCCAAAATAGAAGAAGACTTCAAGATTGTTTGAAGTTGTTCTTCCTGAAGAACAAAACAAACTTCCTCAGAAGGAAGTTTCATTTCACGATCAGGTGGTGCAATAATTACACTAGGATCTGAAAAGAAATACTTAGAACGATTTGCTTTTCCTTCTTTAATACTTGCATAATTCTCTTCGCTAGACACATCAATATCGGGATCTTTATAAAGAACGATTGTGTTTAGAAACTGAGGAAGATCGTAGATTGCAAAATCTTTTGGAATGTATTCTTCAATCTCCGCTTCTGCAAATACATTTTGCATCGGAGAAATAGTACGAAGTTTCCTGCCTTCTTTGAAGGATAGGGACTGATTGATTGAAGTAAAGTTTTGAAGAATTTTAATTGTTTTTTCAGAAAATTTCATCGTTCATTATAAGGTTGAGTAGGTTCTTTATGAAGCCCTGCAAAGTGATACAGAAGAATACAATAATGGATTGCTTTCAGTATATCCATCTTAGATTTACCATTCTTCTTTCCAAAGCGTGAAAGATATTTGATAGCATTGGATCGAGTAAAAGGTTCCGCATCTCCAATACTTTCAATCAAATCTAGAGTTTGAGTTTTTGATTGATCTGAAGTATAGTGAGAACTATAAGTACTTGCAAGATATTCTTCTACTACCTTGAGTGTTAGATCCTCGTTATACTTCCAAAAACCGTTGTCAGACATCTCCATCATAATAAAGTTCAGTAGGCATTATAGCACAAAAAAAGGGGATTGAAAATCCCCCTTCAAAAATTATTTTTATTTTATCACCAAATGCCTGGAATAATCTGCCCCGTAAGAGCATAAGCACCTACAGCGGCAATAAAACCTAGCATTGCTAGGCGACCATTTAGTTTTTCTGCTTTTTCGTTATGGGTTTGGTACACACCGTTTTCCATTTGATCTAGTACTCCTTTATCAATGTACATAGTTGGTTCATTGGCAAACATGTTTTGTTGGCCAAATTCATTTGATGTTACAGTCATCAATGATTTGTAACGAATTACAACAACATTATATAGGAAATATAAAGAGTTGTCAAGCCTTCAGTTGACTAAACCCTTTAACTTTTTGGAATTCCAACACATTCTCAAATTTCTCATGCAATTCGTTTTTATGCGATATGATAAAGATATTAGCATCGCTAACCACATATCTGATAATTTTAAAGAATTCATCTGTTCCCAATCCATCAAGAGAACTATCAAATACCTCATCCATTATGAGAAGATTTGTTGAGATGCTATTTTTTAATCTTGCAATTTCTCGCCAAGTAAACAACAATGACAAATCAATTCTCATTTTTTCACCTTCAGAAAAAGAAGGATAGGAAAAATTCTCATGAATTGGTGTTTGAATTTTTTCATTGAATTCTTCATCTAGTGTAAAATTGATGAAGAAGTCCATCATTTGCAAGTACTTATTGACTTGCTGATTGATGAGTGGCAAATACTTTTTGATGATACTACTCTTTACTCCATCATCTTTTAGTAGAACATTTGCTTGAAGATAGTATCCGTAATCTTCTTTAAGCTGTTCTAGGTCTGTTAGTATTTGTCTCAGATTAGATTTATATTCACTTAATTTTTCATGCTCAGTATTTCTGTTTTCAAGTCTAGTGGTAATAGTTTGAATTTCTTTTTCAAGAGTTGATCTTGATTTGTTTGAGTTAGAAATACGAATGTTGATCTGAGAAATTTCATTTTGTAGTTTAGTAATCTCCCTTTGAAGTCCGAAGAATGCTTGTTCACGTTCTTCTTCTTTTTTGATCGTATCTTCAATTTCTTGAAGATTACTTTCATAAGAACTTAGGACTTGCTGGAGCTCGTCTATTTTATTTACACGAAACGTTTCTTCAATCGTTTGTGTGCATGTTGGGCAAACCGAATGCTCTTTGAAAAATTCCAGATCATCACCAGAGTTTTGTTTCTTGTTTCCAATCTTACCTTTGAAAGTTCCAAGTTTACGAAGAGTATCTGAAGCATCTGCATACTGTTCTACTTCCTGTTGCTTGTCTTGAACTTTATGTAAAAGACTGGAGATACTTTCATTGTACTTGGAAACTTCCCTTTCACATTCAGTAATTTGGGTTTGTTTATCTTTGATATCATTCTGTCCAGTCTCTTCAATTTGTTTGATAAAGTTTTGCTGCATGATAATTTTATCAGCAATCCCTTCTTTTTTCAACTCTAAAGTCTTGGCAGTTTCTTTAGCATCCTTGATTTTGTTCTTCAAGATCTCCGACATTGAAGAAAACACTTTGATATCCAAAAGATCCTCAATCACTTCTCGCCTATGAGCAGCAGGAAGTTGCATAAACGGAACAAACGAAGCACTACCAAGAATAACAATCTGAGTGAATGACTTATAGTTCAACTTGAGGATGATGTTTTCAAGCATCTTCTGTTGATCCTGAGCAGAAGCATCCTCATTCATCTTCTTACCGTTCTGATAAATCTCAAAGATGCCAGGTTTGATACCTCGAATAACTTTATATTCGTTCCTGTTTACATTGAAATCAATTTCAACAACACAATCTTTTTCATTGGACGAATTGACAATTTGATTTTTGTTGATCTTCCTGAATGGTTTGTTAAACAACGAGAAACACAAAGCATCAAGAATGGTTGACTTACCAGCACCATTCTGCCCAACAATCAGTGTGTTAGTGTTTTGATTTAGTTTAATTGATGTGAACTGGTTTCCTGATGATAGAAAATTTTTATAACGAATTTCTTTGAACTCAATCATTATCAGATCGTGGTGGAATTACAATGTCATCTTCAGTGATTATAGTATATCTTATTCCCGCTTTTTCACATGCTGCGATTGCAACCGTATCATTGACTTTGATGACATCCATTTCTGGACAACCATCTTCTTCCATTAGCAAAGCATATCTTACAGCATCATCTTGTTCCTCAAACAAAAATACAACCTTTTCTCCAAACTCATCCTTTACCGCATATGCCCCTTCGTCTTCTAACCCCTTGATTGTAATGATATACATTACATAACCTCACACGCTTCCTGATAGATATTTTTGATTAGACTTTTGATCTTAGATTTATTTAGATCTGTCTCCAAATCATCAACATACTTATCAAGAAGCGTCATGGTGTCTTCTGTTTGATTGACAATCTCGTCATCAAAAGAAATATTATCTACTTTTTCTACAATTTTTACATCGTAAGGATTGACTTTCATTAGAGCATCCAAGAAGCGATCATACTCTTTCTCGTTACTTTTTTGTTTGACGACAACCTTGACAATTTTATTTGTGTAGTCTGTAAACTTAACTAACTGCCTAGGAGTATCATTATAGTAGATAATCTCATAAAGTGTAAAGGGATTATCAATTGCCTCTAACTCAAGAGTTTCAGTATCAAAGATATGGAAACCTCTAGCGTCATTCACGTCATTCCAGAACATTTGGTATGGATTGCCTAGGTAAAAAATTCTACCGTTATTAGATCTGGTATGGTAATGACCAGAGAATACACGATCAAATTTTTCATAAGGAAGAATGTCTGCACCATCTTCCATAGTATATCCGTAGTGTGCATAGAACCCATTGAGTTCTAAGTGCCCCATGACAACTTTTGCTTTAGTATCGTTGATCTTGTTATAGGTAAACTCTGTATTATCAGTATTCACCCAAGGAACGAAGAGTATCTCCAAACCTCCAACTCTAAGTTCTGATGCATCAACAATAACATTGATATTATTATACTCTCGTAGGAGAAGATCAATAGTGTTGATCTCGTTAGTGTTTTTATAGAAAGCAGTATGGTTTCCAACAACAGAAATGATTTCGATACCCATGTCTCGGAGACGGTCGAAATAATTTTTCTTTGCCCAATCCAGAGACCAAAAATCAATAGTTTTACGACTGTCAAAAGTATCACCCATGTCGATGACAGTTGTAATACCACGTTTCTGTAGTTCTGGAAAAAAGACTTCATCGTAAAACTTGAGAAAAAAGTCGTGATATAGTTTGGATCCTTTTTTAAATCCAAAGTGTTGATCTGTAATAATAGCGACTTTCATAGTTTTCCGCCAACTTCCCCTTCATATTTTGTCGATTCAGGAAACCCATCTTGCTTTGCTTGCAGATACCAACGAGTAGAAGATATACACAGTTCCTTATGTAAGGAAGTAATAATTTCATTGCCTTCCTTATCATAAGAAGCCCAAGTCTTCCAAGGTTTTTGTTCCACTCGGAAACAATCATCAATCCATTCGTAATCACTCATCGATTTAAACGATACTGTACAGCG